GTCCTTGAGTGTTAGTCCTCTGTGATTAACGCACGGATGTTACGGGTTCCAAGTTAGGACCCTTTGTTCTTTAGAGACCACTCTCGTGGTTTTCAACGGACATCGGCCTTGGGAGTCAAGACTCCCCATTGGGACCTCCTCCATGTACTTCAACTTGAAAGGAGGTGCGACAGAAGGCCCACCTAGAGACGCCACATAGTACGACCATTCGGAACGTACGTGGCGCTTTGGTGGAGTGTTGATAAGGGCACGGAAGAAGTACGCAGCATCTTCGACCTGTTGGGTCTCGGTGCTGAACTCCCTGCTGTATTTCAGCTCCCCTCCTTCGAGGAAGAGCCTAGTATACGGCCTACGTACAACCACCTCTCGCTGCCGGAACGTCTCGACAGTTGCAAAGCCCTCCTTCTTAAGAGGCTTTTCGACCTGGATCCCGGACGAATCCGAGTAGAAAGGCGGAACCTGGAGGATTGCCCCAAGCTCATACCTCGCATGTAGATCTAGAAGCCACTTATCCAAGTGCGGAGTCTCGGATATACCGAGACGGCTACGCATGCCGTTGTAACAGACATACGTCCACGCCTGGAGTTCGCGTTTTCGGCTGATGCCGTCGGGCCTCTCAATAAAGAAAGGCCTGGTGGTCAAGCCACGGAAACCATCTTCACCGCAGCTCTCCCTAAACGGACCCTCGACGTACGATTTGTCGGCGTTCATCTGCCACCCGATTTCTCGGGCGACGTCCATGATGTATGGAACCGCCCTGCTATCGCAGATGCAGTCGTCACCGAATACCGAGACGTCCTCGTCAAAACCATACGTCCGGCATACGCCGGAGAGGATCGAATAGAAGACCAAAGTCTGGAGAGGAAAGGTAAACCCCTCCCCCATCGTGCCTATCATCGGGAGACTGTGCCTCACGGCACTATCTTCGACGACGCATGTGGGCACCCGGACCATTTGTAGCCATTCATACCAGTCAGGAGGCAACAACCATTGGAGTAGCCGAAGCCACATCCGGTCGCTCGCCTCCGACCAATCGATGGTCGCACGCATGATCTCGGGATGCTTGCTTGCTAGCAGGCACAGCTTCCTGTGCACGTCTTGTTGGGTCTTGAGGTCGATGTTACAGAACCTCTTAAGACGACCCGCTATGACTCCACCGGTCCCAAGCTGAAAGAACATATTCAGTGTGGGCACTTTGGTGATGAAGCGCAGGGAGTTCCATTTCTTTGGGACCAACTCTACTACGCTGTTCTCAGCGACTTCCGGTCCTACCGCCCCTGGTGGGGGCAAGTAGTAGCTCATCTCTCTCGCGAGAGTAGAGTCCCACGGCAGATAATGCTCGTAGAAGACCTCGAGTGCCGACGCCGTCCCGCAGAAATCTTCGGCCTTTACATCTAAGTAGGCCTCAGACTTACGCAGGGTCGTAGTGGCGTTCGGTCCATGCCGCACCGACTCGAATACCTCCGTTTCATCGAAGGATCCAAGTACTCGGTGACATATGCGGGCCGCCTCCTCCAGGACGGAGTTGGTAACCCGCGACACGTCACGTTCCTCGAGTGCTGCGTTGAAACTCCACCCCCGCAAGACATTCAGCTCAAACTTCTCATGAGCTGACGCTTTCAAGGAGTCTTGTTCCTTCACTTCGTCGACATACAAGTAGCGGTCGAAGAAGCTAGCAGCCAGGTAAGGCGGCTTGAAGGAGCCGGTATGCCTCATTGAATAATCCGCATACTTCAGTGGGGACCACTCAGAGACAATGTTCCTTACGTTCCGGGCTCCTCCGGCCACGAATGGCCGGCCCTGGTCGTGCGTGAACGCCGTGAATGCGGCGTTCGCTATCCGATCTACGTCCCTGTCGGAACATAGTTTCGGACGCGGTTTGCTTTTGCTCATCGCGTTACACCTCTAGAAAGGAGTAGACCCTTAACTCCGGAGCTGGTTGGCCCAGAAGTCAGTGAAGTCGCTGTCCAACAGCGAAGCGGCACCGATGCTATGGTGCTTGGCAACATTGGCAGCGGTCTCTTCGGCATGGAATGCCGATTCGACCTTGACCGTTTGCATGTAAAGCTTCCCATCGTTCGCGATGAAAGGAATCTTGTAGTGCACGCGGTTGCGCCGCAGTTTGGCGTAGCTGGAATCGTTCGGAGCCAATCCGGGCGGGGTTGCCACACAGACCAGACTCCGACGGGTGATCAGATTTACATCATCCGTCACCACCAGGTTCAGCCCATTTGCGACGAAGCGCCCATCAGGCGCCAACGTCAGGGTCGTTCCACCTGTCGGCGTGTACGATGCACCCTCGAGTAGGGTTGCGTTTGAGAGAGACATTACGTTTCTTCCTTCTCTTGCGGAGAATGGGAACAAGGCGTTGAAAGCCAAGCGCCACCGCATCCACAAGGTGTTTATATGACCTGAAGTCCAGGTCGATAGTGGGGAGAAGGCTCGGACTGACGTCCGGAGCCCGGTTCTTTTGAACCAGCTTCGTGGTAAGCGTCGAAACCGTGCCAGAGCACGCGTACGTTTTCGTGACGTTTCCGTCTTTGTACACGATACTCTTAGCGTGGTTCTCAGCGTACCACGTTGTCAGCTGCGAGGAGGTCTCGGTGCACCAAGAAGCCTTCAGGGTTGCCCCTGGGACTATCTTGTGCGCTCCGATAAAGTTACCGACCTCCAGGAACCAATCATACACAAAGGAGAGTGGAACAAGCTCCCAAGCGACCGATGGCAGTTCAGATAAGGTGAGCCCCCACACCATTTGCGGTGTGAGATTGCAACGAAAGAGGCATCCGGACCTGAAGGATTTCTCCTGGTCACGGCTAAGACGGCGCAACGTGGTTCTATACTCGCCAGGTTTTACCCAAGCGAGCGAAATAGTTGCCACATTGTCCTCAGTAGCCGCCTGATGCATCTCGCGCTCAGCTCTACCAGTAGCAGCGAGCGTATTAATAACCTCACGATGCCATTCATTGGATACATCTTCAATGGTATGCATCATGGGGCCTATCCCATATCGCCACTCCAGCCACAGCGAGGAGGCATCCCCACCATAGCTTTCATAACCGTACAGAGCCTTCGGGCATCTTTTGCGCATACGCGCGATATCCCGGTGGTTTAGCTGCACGATCGACCTCTCAACCGCATCCTGGAGCCCTGCGAGGGGTTTCCTCAGGCCTTGGAGCGTTGACCGACTCGTAGCTAGTTCCACTAAAGCGTCCACCGACGCGGATTTCCCATCCGCAAACGCGGCATTGATACTACTCTGCCGCAATTGTTCAACTTTCCAGGTGCTGAAGTCCTCCAGCACCGCAGGTGGAAAGATCTCGGTCTCTTGCACCCCAGGTAAATAGTCGGAAATCGTATCGACCGTTGACCAAGGTGTGGTATCATTATAGGCTTCAGTCCAGATCATCGGCTCGTAAGCCTCGACCGTGAACTTATCGATGGACATGGGGTTGTTGATTATAGCCCCTTTACCAACGAGCTCTTTGTAGCAAGCAGTAACCACATCCTTCATAGCGGACACCTCAGTTAGAGGATAGCCGTGTTTGTAGGTGTATGGCGCCTGCTGTACTCCATTGAGCACCCGCGTGAACTGCGCATCGAGTGGAGGATAGTAGGTTCCGGACTTACTTCTAGTCCGTGGCTTACGTAACCCACACATAGGTTTACGATGACGCATACGCGCTAGCCTTGAATCATAGGTGGGCGTGATGCTCACCAGGTAGGAGGTTACTGGGAAGAGAAGCCTGAAGGCCTCAACTAGGGTTTTCTAGCTGACCCAGTACATAGTACGTTACCGTGTACCAAACGTTGCACGGAGAATATTTTCGAGCTTTCACGCTCAAACCACGTGCCGCTGGTACCAGGCGTTAGCCTGGTTCCCTATGTCCCCACGGGTGTGAGGCCTGCTCACCTGGATCCTCAAAGAGACGAGGTAACCAGACGGCAGAAGCTCACTCCCAATCTCGTAGATACAGACACTCGAATCCTGGTAAATCTTCTTCCAGGACGAGGGCGACTGCACATCTACCGAGAGTGTGGACATGGTGACTCCAGTGGCGGTGGTGGACTTGCAAAAGTCCGTTCATGACTT